GTTCGGGAGCTTCATGAACAGTTCCGGTGACTCGTGCCCGCGGAGGAAAGACTGCTGCAGCGCCGGGCGACCGTTGTTCGGGTCGCTGAACAGGTACCAAGCCGAGTTGCCGTTGGTGGTGTTGACGATGGGCGCGAAGTAGTTCACTGCGATCTTCACGATGGACTTCGCCCAGTTCTCGGTGATGAGCCGTTGCAAGCCAAGGTTGCCGCCCGAAGATGGGTCGCCATAAGTGCCGCCCTGATCATTCATCCACACCTGAACGGCGTTGACGATGTTCATCGCCGTGATCTTCAGCGAAGGCGGAACAACGAGCGTCGCGCCCTCAATCGAGATAGGCATCCCATCAAGATCGACCTGATTCGCCATGATGACCATTGCGGCCTGAAGCGCGGTGATGGACAAGTGCGGATTGTTCGACAGGCCGAAGAACGTCGAGAGGTTCGGCAGCACCGTGGCGTTGACCACGTTCTTATTAGCGTTCGAGAAGAACGTGGAATTCGGACCACCGGAGCCGCTGTACAGCTTCGTGGCGCGTTCCTCTTCGGTACGCCGGGCCGCGCGACCGAACAGTGCCGGGGTATCCTTCAGCGCGTCCAGATCGTCGTTGATGAGCGTTTCCCACGCGAAATCCATGCGGGCGCCGAACTTGTACAGCTGGTCGGTGTAGTCCGAGGCCACGCGCTTGCGCATCGGGTATTCGGACGCCTGCTCGAGGCCGGTCGGCCCGGAGCCGGATGCCCCGTAGGAGTTCGGGAGCAAAGGCCCGTCAAGGACTGCGGAGCCGCGGTCCACGCGGAAAATCTTCGCGAGGCGGAAGTCCTGAATCATGGCCCGTTTGCAATAGCTGGACCACGAGTAGGGCGTCTCCGCATAGTTGGCGAGAATGGTGCGGTCGATGACGTCGCCGAACAGGGTCGAGAAGTCGGAAGTCGTGAGAGCTTCCTGTAGCCGGAGCCGCGCCCACCGGTCGCCCGAGAGAGCCTTGGCGTAGGTCGCTTCAGTCCACCGCATTGCTTCGCGGTATTCGTGCTCGCTGGCTTTCCAGCCGGAGCGGCCGACCGCGCGCCCGTCGTTCAGGTGCTCGACGGGTCCAGCGGGTTCGTAGGTCATCCCGAGCCGACCGCCATCGGTCTCGGAGCGCCGCATGTATTCGATGATGTTCATGTTTGTCTCCTTGCGCTCCTTCGGTTAACCTGCCGCCTGCTTCAGCTTCACGCGAACCGTAGTCGTCTGAGTGGCGACAACCGCATCGAGTACCACGCCAAACTTGACTCCGTTCGTGGCATCGAAGCAGAGGACGCCGCCATACCACCAGCCAGTGGTCGGGTCATACGTTCCGCCTGAGTAGTAGACGACATCGCCTGGCGCGAAGGCGTGACCAGAACCACCAGTGGGCGCGTTGTAGCCGCGCACGGCGAGGAAGTAAACGCCTACGAACTTGACCGTCACGTTGCCAGTTGGAACGAGCCCCGAAGGTTGCGTGTAGGATGTTTCGCAGACGCCCGCCATACCGAAGCTGGGCGACGTGCCGGTGCCCATTACCATCGGATCGTTCGAGATCGGACCGACGCCGTTATTCGCCGCTGCAGGGGCCGCCAGCGTGAGAGCATCGCCGCGGAAGTCGGCATCGTTCGAGGATGCAGACAGCATCTCGGGCCGAACCGGCGCCATTTTCAGCACGCGCCGCCAGATCGTCAGCAGAAACGCGAGAACCACGGCCAGGATGAACGGCAGAGAGAGGATAAACAGAACGGTGTTCATGTTAGTTCGCCTCCGTTCCAACGGTCAGTTTCCCGTTATTACGCTCGCCCGCGTTGTACATCGGGTCGAACGCCGCGCGTCCTTCGCGCATGATCTGGCGACCACGTTCGCCGGGCACGCCGATCAGATTGGCAAGCGTATTCGAGTGCGCCTCTTCGCGCTTGCGCTGCTCCTTCAGTTCTTTCTTTGAAGGCTCCGCGCTCGATGTGCCGAGGTTGCGCACGATCTTGTGGCCAGTCGCCCGCTCGATGAATTCGAGTTCGCGAACCGTTTCCGCCTCGGCCAGTTTCTTGAGCGCCTCTTTGTCGAGGTCGCCGGCCGTTGTCATCGGAATGACGCGCTCCAGTAGTGTCTTCGCGACTTCCTTCTGGACCGCTTCGCCGACGCGGATGGTCGTGAAGTAATCGGAGATCACGTCCGCTGCGTCGAGCCTCGCGCCCCGCTCTTTGAGTTTCCGCAACTCGCTGGCCTGCGTTTGCAGGGTCTCGCGCAGTTGCCGTTCGACGGCTTCCGTCATTTCCGTTTCTCCTTCTGCCGGGCGTTTCCGCGCGGCCTCGAACAACTGCAAAATCTGCCCGCCAGCTCCGGGGGTCGTCACGTAGTCGGCCGAGAGCGCACTATCGAGCGATTCGATAATGGTGCCCTTTTTGCCGTCCGGCGCCTGCCCCTGCTTGGCTTTCCCGCTCGCCCGGATCGATACGCCGATGTGCTTGGCGAGGTCGTCGACGGGCTGCTTGAACATCTCGAAAATCTTCGCCTTGGCGTAAAGCCCTTCGCCGGCCGGGCCGTTGCGCTCGTAGTGCGCATTCTCGGTCAGCACGCTGGCAAGGTCGCGGAGGTCGCCTTCCGGTCGGGCCGCTTCCTCCGCCGAGGTCTGGTGGTTCCAGAAATTCTTGAGGCCGTTTTTGAAGACCCGCGGGCCGTCGCGTTCGAGAACCGCCGCCGGGTAGTATCCGCTCGATCCCCAGCCGGGTTGAATGAGCTTCAGGTAAGCCGTGCCATCCTGACCGACCGCGCCTTCTCTGAGCGCCACGCAATCGCCCGTGATTTCAATCACCTTCGCTTCGGGGAACGAGCTCATGCCGAGGTCTTCCTCGCCCTGCCATTCCTTCGGGAGCGAGGATGTGTAACCCTTACGTTTCGCGATGGCGATGATGTTCTTTTTCAGCGTGTTGGCCGAGTGATTGTCGGACCCGGCGCGGCCCATCGAGTGAACAGCGGCGCCAACGTCTTCCGGCTTCAGGATCGGAAATGACTTACCCTTGCCGGCGAAATCTCCGGCGTCGGCTTTGTCGCGCTCGTCCTTCGAGATGAAGCGTTCGCACAACGGAACCGGGCCTTTGGTGTACAGGTTCGCCGCTTCCATCGTGGTGTACTGGTCGATGTCGTCGGCAACCGGCTGATACGAAACGCTCGGCATGACCTTTTTTGCCGACGCCGTATCGATGTTGGCCGTGTGCTTGCCGCCGATCTCGCCCATCGAGTACGGGCACGACCGCATGTCGCCTTCGCACTCGTAAATAACATCGCCCTTCGAGCCGTCGCCCGTGTGGTCGACATAGTGCGCCCATTTGCCCGAATCGGCATGGGCGGAACGGATCGCGCTCGAAAGTTTGTCTCGTACCTCACCGTGACCCATCGCGCCCTGAGCTTCCTGAATGTGGAGCGCCAGCGCTTCGAGTCCTTTAGTGAGTGCCATCGGGATAATCGTAAACGCGCAAGTTCTTTGCGTTCAAGGTGACTTGCATTACAATGCTCTCTATGGCACGAGATAACACAGACTCGAAATACATGAGTCCGAAACAGGCTGCTGATTCGTGGGGAGTCAGCTTGCGGACGGTGATGACGTGGATCAAATCCGCGAAGATCGAGTTCGTGCAGCCTGCCGGGCCTCGCGGGCGCATCCTGATTCCGCGATGAAAAGCCCAGGTTGCGGACCATGCGCGCGGTCATGTAACGGTTGCCCGGTGGGTCAGATGGTGAAAACGGTTCTGCGAATAACGCCCGCTCCGGCTATAGAATGGAAGCCTAAGCCAGTGCGGCCACCGCTGAAGAAATGAACTTCAAAGCCAGTGCAACGTTCCGCCCAGTGGACATCTCCCGCGCCATGCAGTCGGTAGTGCCACGGATCGTTGCCGCGGTGGAAGAATCTCAGGGTGCCGTCGCCTCTGAGGCACAAGCTATCGTCCCGGTCGATACGGGCGAACTACAGTCTTCCATAGGCCCGGGTCCGGTCGAACTGGTGGGATCAGTGGTACGCGGGACGGTGGAAGCGAACGCGCCCTATGCAGCCTATGTGGAGTATGGAACTGGCCAACGCGGGGAAGCATCGGCCGGAGCTGGTCCTGGCCCGTACTCGCCTTCGTGGCCAGGAATGCCAGCGCAGCCTTACATGCGCCCGGCCCTCGACACCGCACGTCCGGCGATACTCGATGCGTTCGCCAAGCAGGGCTTCAAGGTAACGTAAAAACGCCCGCCATCACCGGAGAAACGCTTTGGTGAAAGCGGGCATTCGGGTCAATCCGACTGGACCCTTATAGTTGATGACTCACGGTCGGAGGAGCCGCGAGGGCTTCAGGATATCAGAACTGGCTGGGGCGAGAGGGACTTTAACCCCCGCTGAAGACGGTCGCCTTGCGCCTGACGCAACGCCTTCGTGACATCCGATTAGAATCGGCCGCTCTTTCTCTGAGCTACCGCCCCGTAAAATTGGTGGCGCTGGAAGGATTTGAACCTCCGACCTGAAGCTTATGAGGCTTCCGAGCTACCAGACTGCTCTACAGCGCTAAGTTGAGGATACCGCATCGGCGCGCGGATTGTAACGCACGTCAAGGGAGCAGTCACAGTTCGGGTGGCCTGGCGGTTGATCGTCGCCACTCTCGAAATCGTCATCCATGCCGATCCATCCGTCGAGCACGTTCGGGACGCAGATTTCAGCGCACGCCGTTCCATCGGGGTTCCAAGCCTTCTCGTTGAACCCCATGTCCAGCCCGAGTTGCTTGCGGCCCGCGTTGTAGGCTGCGTTCATCTCTGTCTGTGCGATCAGGCCAGCCCGCACGTCGTTGAACCCTGCATACTCGCTCTGAACAGCCTTTACCAGCGCATCGTAGTCGCCGCCCGCCTGGTAGGTATCGGCCAAGGCCGTGCGCAACCGCTCCACGGTCGTTTCGTCCAGTCCGCCCGTAAGCTTCGTCAGCGAATGGTCGGCGAGGTAGGTCTGCACAACGTCTTCGGCCATGACGGCATCGGAGCCGACCTCGCCGGCCAGTCCTTCGTAGCCGCCCTCGAGCGCCGCCGTGAGGGCCTTCGTGTAGTCGAGCGACATTCCGCCCGTCATCGAGATTGGCAGGAGGTCCGGTATCGCGGCTTTCGTCGCATCCTTCGCCGGGTCGTCTGCTTCGCGCGTTCCCGCAATTCCCGCAATGCGGGATTCCCGCAATTCCCGCAGTTTCGGCTTTATCGACGCGAGAACGAGCCGCTTCTGACGCCGGAAGTAGGATCGCATCACGCGCTGGGCTTTCGCTCGCAATGGCGTGAGAACATCGGCGTGCTTCGGATGTAGCAACCCGGTCGGTTCCGGTTCGTCGGCTTCAGTGAATGAGTCGAGCACGGCGGCCGCCGCTTCAATCACGGTCGCTTCGTCCCGCTCCACCACTTTCGGTGGGACGAAGTACTCCATGACCGATCCTGGCCCGTTGCCGTGGATGTGCATCACCGCCGCGTGGTGGAACTTCTCGTCGGAGGTCTTCACGCCGCACAGATATTCCGCAAGTTCGTTCACCAGCGGGTGATGCGAAACCACCAGCACGTGTGCATCGGCGGTCTCCGGGCAATAGGCGCCGGTCAGGATCTCGACATCTGACCACGCGATAGCGGGCTTGCCGTCCGGGTCCAGCGCCGGGCTCGTCTCTACGATCTCGCAGCCCAGCAGATCTGCCATCCCGCGCGCCGTGTCGAACGCGCGCTTGAAATTTGAACTGACGACCAGATCCACGCGGCCGATCTGCCGCACGAGGAATTCTCCCATCAGCTTGACCTGTTCACGGCCCTGTTCGGTCAGGGCGCGGGTGGGGTCCATACGTTCGCCGGATTCGGCTTCGGCGTGACGCTGTAGGTAGAGCTTCACGCGCAAGCCTCAAACGACAGTTGCGGTCTGCGCGCCTCTGCGCGTCTTCGCGCCAGAGCGGCCGTCTCGCCTTTGTGGCAGGACGTACAGAGCGTTCTGAAGTTATCCAACCCACAGAAGGTTTTGCGGGCCTTGGACGTTATATCTCCACCACACTCCAGGCAGGCCAAGCGGCCATTCGTTCCCGGCAGCTGCTTTGTGCTGTAGGTCTTGTGAAGCCGTCGCGTGCTCATCAGCGCCGCCGCGAGACCGCGAAACCGGCGTCTTTCGTGGTGTCGCCTTGCGCCGCATCGCGGAGCGCGGTGAGATCGGGCTTGACGATTGGGATAAGTTCCTGCGTATCGTCGTCCGGCGCAAGAGGCTTGACGAAGGTATCGACTGCTGGCTTCGGTAATGCGTTCACGGCACGCACGATCAATCCGGACTGTTCCGAGTTTTGGCACACGCACACCGTTTCATGGCGTTCGTTGTAGACCTTGCGGGGATCATACTTAGACAGATGCCACGGCATCGAGTTGACCTTTCCAGCATGTGCAAGGGCCGAATGTCTTTGGGTTGTTTTCCAACCATCGACACTTATCGCATCTTCCGCAGCCAGTCATGCTCTTACACGTAGCCCCCTTGAAAGACGTCCATGGTATGTCGCGGTGCCGGAGTTTACCGGCTTCGCATTCCGCTGCGTGGGGTGCGTTGGAAATTATTAAACGCTCGGCATCTGTCATGCCGCCCTCTTCGCCCGCAACGCTTCCGAAGCCTTGACGAGCGCCTTAACGGCCCGCTCCAACCGTGCGCCAGATGCCGCTTCGCCGGCCGATATCCGTTTCGGATGCGGCTTGCGTGCCATGGGTGGATGCGGTGCCGCGCCCGCCGGCCCTTCGCTACCCGGTGCGCCCGGTTGCGGTGCCGGTGGAGGCGGCGGCGCGTTGAGCGCGTTCTCCTGATTGACCTTCAGCAGATCGGTTCGGTTGACGACATCCTCGTACTCGTCTGCCGGGTACATCTCTTCGAGGACCGTTTGCCAGTCATCGACGCCCAACTCTGAGAGCAGGAGCCCGACTGCGGTGCGCTCGTCGATGCCGGTGGGCTCGAAGCCGTTGAGCGTTGCAGCTTCGACAATGGCCGAGACCATCTTCGAGATGTCGTGCTCCAGCACAGCAGGAAACGAAACTTTGATGGTAGGCTTGTCGGCTTTCTTGCCGGGTTTCTTCGCGGCCTCGTACAGCCGTCCTT